AATTCGTTTACATAAGCATTTTGGCTTACTCTATTCATTATGAATTTCTTACCAGTATAAGATAAGTTTCCCGTAACTGTGTCAGTTGTAGTAAATACCTTATCTAAATAGACAAATCCTCCACCGCTTATATGTTCTCCTAAATCACATTCCACAGTTGCCACATTCTTATTTACATTCCTAATATTTTGATAAGTCATAAATACAACTAAATCTATTGCACCCAAAGGAGTACCACTAGGGCAAGATGAATACCAATTCTCTAAGAATGTACCATCTGAAGCACATAAAACACCTTTATTAGATGAATAATTATAAGTAGTAGGATAGTTATTTCCATAAGGTTGCTCAAATACTTTTAAAGTAGATTGTATTGTATTATCAGCTACAAAGTTTGCCTCAATAAACTTTACTTCACTATCTCCTCTTTGTATAATAAAGTTTTGTAATAAGGATGCTTGACCTGATGAATCACATATAATCTTAAACTTTAAATATCCAAAAATTGCAACACTTGATACAATATATGGTGGAATATCTCTAGTAAATGTTGTAGAATTTTCAGATGGGTCAATTGTAATATTTTGTAAAGTAGTTTGCCATTGTCCATTAGTATCTAAATATCTAAGTCCTCCTGATGTATTAAGTGTAATTTGCAATTTAGCACCTGTTGAAGTTGTATGTTCAAAACTTAATTTAAAAGGAACTTCCCCTATATAAGGAAGGAAATAATTAGGAGCAGCTAAATTACCATTCTCAATACTAGCTAAACCACTTGTATTTCTTACTAAAGAAACTGCATCAAATTGACCTGCCGTATCTGGTACTATTGTAGCAGTTGAATCTCCTGTTGCACCTAAAATAAACGCAGTTGCAGTATTAGTTGGGAAAGCATTTAGCTTTAAGTCTGCATTGTCGCAATAGTTTAAAGCTGATTCGTAAGCACCTCTCCCTTGTATATTGTAAAACCCTTTCTTTAATAGTTTTACTTGACTATTATTTATAAAATGCACATTCCCATCTGCATAAGGAACTATGTTAACTGTATTACTTAAAACACCACTACTTGTTATTGTTGGACTAGCTAAAATATTATATTTAGTAAAATAATTAGTAGTAGCTGCCATTTCATTCATTGAGAATATACACCAGTCTCCATTAGCTTGGAACATTCTACAATTAAACGAGGTCATTATTTTGCCAATAATATCATAGTATGACTCACCCATAAAATCTCTTCTATACTGATAGATTTGGCTAAACGGCTCGTTACTTACGCCATCTTGTCTATCAAGCATACCTCCTGCAAAGTATGAACAAGCCACAACTAAATTAAGTACATCTGGATAGCCTAATAACTTTAAGCCATCACTAATTACATTTAATTGAGTGTCTAATTGATTAATACTATCATCTCTTACATATTCAATATTTTGTATAAATGAAATACCATCAATACAAGTAAAGTCTGCTTGAGTTATGCCTGTTGAAAAACCCATTTGAGTATAATCATTAAACATAAAACCTCTCCACATTACATTTGTACTTTCTTTAAGTATTACATAATACTTCCTATCATCTTGACTAAGTACATTAGGGAATTGGTCGTAATCATCTTGCGTTTCTAATAATATAGAAAAGTTAACCTGAGTAGATATTATTGTAGGGTAAGGATATTCCTCGTTTGAGTTAGGTTGTACTATTATTGATACTGGCTGATAGGTTTTAACTACTCCAGCAACATAATCTCTCTCATATATCTCAAGTACTTGATTTGTACCATTCCTTAAGATTTGAGTTATTGTATATCTTAATCCGTAAGCCATTATGCTAAACTGATTGATTGTCCTTTAATGTTTGATGCCTTTTGACTTCTATTTACTGCAAGTAATAAGTCTTGACCTCTTAATACAAATTGACCACCATTACTTGAACCACCGCTACTCATTGCACCTGCGTTAAAAGAAGTATTTATAAAACTACCTAACTTACTTAAAGGTATAATTGCCTCTGGTCCAGCTTCTCCTACTAAAGCCATTGAAGGTCCGTTTGTAATACCACCTGTTGCTCTTTTACCTGAATAACCAAATGCACTCATTAAAGCACCACTTGCTGCAAATATTGCTTTAAGTTCTGGGAATGCAGTAAGGATAGCCTCAAAGATAGTAGCTTGTAAAACGGCAGCAGCAATGTTTTTAGCTATATTAATAAACATTTGACCTATTGCCTCTAAAGGGCTTTCTCCTGCCGCCATAGCGTCAAATGCACTCATAAGTCCATTAGTTACATTATTCGCTAACATATTAGCAAAGTTTTCGTAACTATCGTTTAAATCTTTTAATTTTTTATCTTCTATTGCATAATTTGCTGCTCTTTTTCTAGCGTCCTTTTCTAAGAAATCTCCTAATCCACCAGACTTTTTAGTATCATCTAGTAATTCTTTATTTTTCTTTTGAAAGTATTGTTTTCTTTTTTCGTCTAATTTATCTTGCTCTGGATTGAATACAGTTAATATAGGCTTAAGATTTAGCTTTTCAAACGCATTACGATATTTTTCCATATCGTTAAGCGTATTTTGTAAATCATATTTAAGCCTTTCCGAGTACTCCTTAAATGGGTCGCTTTTATCTATTTCTTGTCCGAATGTCTTAGAATGACTAGCTAGTTTATCTTGCTCGTTTGCTAAGTCTTGAAAAACTTTAAATATACCTTGAAATACTCCTTCTTGCTCTTTAGCTTTCTTTGCTATTGCTTGGCTTCCTATAATGTCAGTAGCAGTAATTGATGGGCCTCCAGTTAGCTTAGATAATGCAAATGCTCCCAATCCCTCACCCATAAATAAACTACCTTTATTTGCGTTTTGAGGAGCGTTTTGTGCTACTAATTGTTTAAACGCTTCTTCAGATGCTTTTTTTAATGCTATTTGTGCTGCTGCTCTATATAATGCAGCTTTTACATAATTGTCTTGATTATCAATAAATAATTTTTCTGCCTCTGCAATATCTTTTGTAGTTCCGTAAACTTTACCTAATGAATTATTATATTCATCTAAAGCATCCTTTTTTGATAATGTACCATTCCTAAATTTCTCAAATGCAGTATTAACATTTTCAATTTGTATATAGGCATCGGAAAATGCAGTCTTTGCTCCTGTAAATGAATTGGCAAATTCTCTTAATGATGCAGAACCTCCTGTTGCCTTGTCAATAAATAGTCCAATATCATCGCCAAATGCAACCACTAAAGAAGAAACAACTGCCAAAGCAATACCAATACCTGCTGGTCCAGTTAAACCTGCTGCCATTGCTTGTAAAGCCTTTTTAGTTCCACCTTCAGTTGCAGCTAATCGTTGGAATGATTCCAACATAGGGTTAAGGTTATTGGTAATACCAATCATACCATAAGGAGCATCCTGAGCAATCCTTGAAAAGTTAGTCAAAGCATTTGTGGCATCTCCCATTGGTCTGCCTAGCTTATTAGCCTCCTGTGTTAGTATATTAATTCTACCTTTTAAATTATCTATATTTTTAGTTAGATAATTTATCTCGCCAATATTAGTAGCTTTCTTTAATGCACCTTCAAATTGTGCAAGAGTATTTTGTGCTGATTTTAATTTAGATTGCAATGCTGATACATCAGCATCAATACCAATACTAAACCTATCAAATGAATCTGCCATAATATTTTAATTTACTCCATACAACTTAAGTGTCCTTTCTAACTGGTTGCTTGTCAACATTACCTTTTCCTCTTCAACTTCTATATCATCAATCGCAGGTATATGCCAAAAAGCCTTTATACTTTTGGGTGATTTTTCAGAACTGTTACTTAAATATACAATATAGGCAAGGTTTCTAGTCCTTGCCCATTCGTTTAACTCTTGTCTTTCTTTACCCATTACGATAATAGAAAAGTCTTTCCAAGTCATATCCCAAAACTCGTTTGGGCGTATATTACATTCAGCAGCCTTAACTAAAATATCATCCCAATTTAGCTTTATTAGACTTTTTTTTTTCTTCTTTAGGTGTTCCTTGTACTGCAATAACAGTATGTTCTACTATGTATTTAAGATACAAAAGAACTTGTCCTTCAGGATTAAAAATTCCGCCTATTTCATCAATCCAATCGCAAACATCATCTTCAGTAAATTCAATTTCTTGTTTGTTAGTAATACATGCTGATTTATATCCAATATGTATTAATTTAACAATGTTATCCAAGTCGTAATTATTATTACCTAAAACTTCAAAGTACTTATCTATTGTGATATCTTTTGCTTTGCAAAATTCACGCATTGACCAAGTACCCCATTTTAATTGAATTGTGTTGTTGTTTAGTCTTAATTCAAACATAGGTTATTATTTATGCAGTTTCAGTTTGTGTTAATGGTGGTACAGTTACTACGAAAGTTGCAGTAAATTTAACATCATCTTTATCAGCAGCGTTTACTTCAAAATCGCTAATAAATACTTGACCTGAATACACAATATCTCCTGCGGTTGGAGTTGCTTTACCCATCTTCATATTGAAAGATGTTCTTGCAGCGTGAGCAGCATACAATTGTTGGTAAGAATCCTTACTTGGAGTTCCTGTTTCATCAATTGCAAAACCATCTCCTTTAAATGATTGATTAAATGAAGGCCCAGCTTGATATTGGTCGCCACATTTAGAAGTTGCATCAATAGTATTTACTACTGAAGTCATTGAGTTAGTTGTAAGACACGCAACAGGTTTAAATGTTCCGTCATTGTCTATGTCAGCTAAAAGGATATAGTCTCTTGCTGATACTTTTGTTTCTGCCATTTTATTTTAATTTTGAGTTATTATTAAATTATAAGTTATTATTGTTCTAAATATATTATCCGAAGGTTCTAAGGCATCTAAGTTTCTAATTGCACCTACCACTAAACTTGAAGCATAAAACCCATTTGTAAGGGTTATTGCAGTTTGTGAATTGATTGCAGCTAGTATTAAATCACTTATAGTTTCGGCTCTTTTATATCCAAAGTTACTATTTTTTATTACAATGTCAACATCAATGGTAACTCCATTAGTGTAACTGATTTTGCCTTGCTCTTGCGTTGATGCTCTGCCGTTCATTATAATATATTCATTTACACCATTATTAGGAGCATAACCATCAAAAACAGGCAATCCACTTGAACTTGTCAAGTTAGTATAAAACCATTTCTTTATTTCAATATTAGGATTTAACATTAGCTATTACATTTTTTATGTTCTTTCTTAAAATAGGAATCTCGCTTTCAAATGCTGGTATTAAGTAAGGTCTTGCTCTAAGGTTAATTTTTTTTATTTTTTTGCCTATAAATTGATATGCAAAATCCTTATATCCCATAGGAACACTAACTTCACCCCCTGTCCCAAATTCAACATAAGGAGCATATTTTAAAGCACTTCCTACTGTATAAACTATCTTATTACCTTGATTAATTTCCTTTAATTGTATTGAACTTCTAAGGGTAGAATTATCAACCTTTACATCTCTTTTAGCTTTGCTTTGTATGGCTAATGCAGATGCATTTACTTCCATAGCGACCTCTTTAGCAATCTTAGGGGGTAATTTACCTAATCTTTTAATAAGAGCATCTAAACCTTCAATCTTAAAAGAAATTTGGTCTGCCATTAGAAGTACATTAATATTTCGTAAAATCTAAACTGATTCTCTACATCTTTAATTGAATGTATTGTATATCTTTCGCCTTCAGCATCAATTTGATAATTCTCAGTAATAGTTACATCGTATCTAATAAATAACTTAGCTGCACGAGTAAAAGTTATTTGTGCCTCTTGCAATGTTCTATTTTGATTCTCTGGTCTAAAATCGCCAAATACAACCTCTTGTAAGGCAAAGGTAGTCGTAAAGCCACCTTGACCATCAGATGTCCTTGTAGGAGCATACAAGCCGATTTCAGCGTACATTGTATTGGCATCCACATAATTTGCTTTCTTGCTTCCTAGTCTCATAATATTGGGCTTATTCTTGTCCAGCGTTGACAGGCTTTCCAAGACTTTTCACAAATACCTGTATTTGAATCTAATCCTCTATTCTCGTAATCGTAGCTTACTTGGTCTAAAATAGCAATCTTTAAGTCATTAGGCACAGTTGCATACCCAACAACATAAGTAGCCTTTAAGTTCCTAAGAGTAGGTCTTTGTAATTGTGGGAACTTACCACCTACTAAAGTATAATCGGCAGCTACTATTGCATCGTTATTTTCATCTATTAATGAAGTAAAACTATTAACTGGTCCATAAGGAAGATTAAAACTACCATCAAAATTAGTAAACCAAACAACGGCAGTCTTAGGTATTAAACTCAAGCCTGTGCCTACTTCAATGGCTTCTCTTGCTTGTTTAATCATTAAAGAGATTTGGTTATCATCAACGGAAGTAGTTACTCTGCAATACAATTTAGCCTCTGCTAATGTTACTGGTTCAACCACAGTACCTATATCGGTTAAAGTAAAATCTATAATAAAATTAGAATATGCCATATATCTTTTTTACAAATTTACATTATTTATAATAAAAAACCCCCTACTTATTAGTAAGGGGTCTTTATATCTATGTAAGATTAGAACTATACGTTTCCTAAGTCAGCATAAATAGCTGAAGTTGGTTGCATTAAGTTAATATCTTCATAACACTCAATACGAGCAGTAACCATATTTTGTTGGAAGTTACTTGCATTCTCATAAGAGAACTCAATAGCCATTCCTTCAACCTCAATTCTTTCTACAAAGTTGTTATCTAAAATAAGAACCTTATCATCAGTTACCCAAGATGCAGCAATTACTGGAGTTCCCCATATTGTCATACCACCATTAGGATTAACGATAACACTACCAGAACCAGCATAATAACCAGCAGTGATAGTTTCTTTCAATAAGCGACCTAATTGTGCAGGGCTTACTAAAGCAACAGAAGATACAAAGTTTGCACTCTTTTGGTTGCCAATATAGTCAACTAATTGCTTTAAATCAACAGTCTCAGCAGTTGTAGTAGAACCAGTTGCAGCAGCAGATACAGTTGCAAAGAAAGCAGCGTTCTCAGCTTTGTAGAAATCTCTAGTCAACATTCTTGGTAAAGTTGTACTCAAGAAAGGTAAACTTCTAGCCATTTGCTTAGAGAAAGTAGAGAAACCAGCGATGTAGTCATTAACTACTTTCACTTCGCTTAATGCGTAGTTGTTCTCACCTTTGTTTGAACCTTCAGTTTGAGCAGCAATGTTGTTAGTTGTTGCAGTTTCTTTGTAGAATACATACAAACCACTTTCAGAACGAACAGTAGGGATTAAATCTCTAAAGTTGATTGCTTGACTTGGTAATACTGATGCATTAAGAGCATAAGATGCTTGAGCATCTCCTGTTAAACTTGCACTTAAAGTCATAGACTTTACATCTCTTAAATCTAAACGGAATTTACCATTTGATTTCATTGATTTCTCCATCTCATCTAATTTACCATCTAATTTCTCAATGATAACTTCGTCAAGATGTTTTACTTCACGCTTTGCAGCTTTTTTTGTTGCAGCAGCTTGAGCATCAAATTGTTTTTGTGCTTCATCTCTTACAACTTTAATCTCAGCTTTAGTTTCTTCTAACTTAGCCTCAATGTTAGCTTGAAAACCTTTAAGGTTCTCAGCCATTTCGTTAATAATGTTTTCCATTTTTACTTTTTTAATATTTTATTAAATTCTTTAATTGCCTTCAGGACTTGTTCATCATTGTTTTTAATTTCCTCAATTATCGGCTCAGATGATTGCTCGGTCTGAGTGATTTCTTTAATGATTTCAATTTCTAATAATTCTGATTGAATCCTTTTTATTTCAATCTCCATCAACGCAAAGGTCTCATCTGTGAAACGACCACCTTTAAACGCTTTCAAGAGTTTCTCTAGCCTATTTGCTAATTGCTCT